CCGCCGCCGGTGCCGGGGCCGCCGTTCTGCCCGCCGGGCGTCGTGTCGGTCGGGGGCGGAGTGCCGGCGCCGCCGGGCCCCGCGACGTACTGCCCCTGGCCGTTTGGTGCACATTGGACGATTTTGCCGTCGGCCATGTGTGCGATGGCGACGTTGCCGACGGCCTCTATCCTAGAGAGCGTCCCGGCGGTGCTCCCCTGCCGCTGGGGCGCGTTGGTATTTCCGCCGGGGTTGCCGCCGGAGCCGTCGCCCTGTGTCGGGCCGCCCGGCGTCGCTGGGCCGGGCTCGACGCCGTCGACGCCGGATGAGTCCATGTTTTTGATGATAGTGTATGCCGTGTTGTATCGGTTGCGGTACTTGCCGAGGATCGGCTCGGAGAGGAGCGCCGCATGCCAGCGATCGAGGGAGGCGCCCCCGATTTGATTGGCTATCCGAAGTGCGCGTTTGGGGGACTGATGATAGGCGACGAAAAACATAATCATGCTCTGCGTATGCTGGTCCTTGTCGATCCCGCAGCGACCGGCGACCTGCACGTAGGCCTCCAGGTCTTCGGCCATCTGCTTTTGCTGCACCTTGTAGGCAGCGCGGAGCACCGGCTTGACTTGGCCGTCCCAATAGTTGGGGAGATAGTACGTGGCCCAATTGATAGTGTTGGCGTTGACGAGCGATTGTAGCTGCGCCGGGAGCTTGGCGAACTCTGACGGCATTTCCTGTTTGATACGGTTGAGTAGCCCGTAGGCGCGGGGTCCGAACCACTGCCCGATCCCGATCGTGATCGGGTCCACGTGGTAGATGCCGTCGTAGCGCATGCCGGACTCCACCGTGCCGATGGCTTTGATCGCGACCGCTTTCGCTTTGGCGTCCCACGCCATCGGTACCTCCGTTTCACGTGAAAACCGCCGCCCACGGGGTGTGGGCCCGTGAGCGGCGGTGTCTAATGCCTACAGTGTAGACCATGTGGCCGAAATGTTCAAGTTCCCCGACCACGACTTCCACGTCTGTAGGTGCTGGTTGGGGTGGATTTGGAACGGAATGTCGTCGGTCCCAGAAGCGCCGCCGCGTGCGTTCCCGTTGACGGTGGCGCGGGGCGCCGCCCACTCGGGGATCATGCCAAGATCGGCGCCGATCGCGATCGACTGGCCCGTGATGATCCCGGAGAGGGAGACGAGGCCGCCGGACAGGCGCAGCGTGAGGGGCGTATCGCTATGGGATGCGCCCCCAGAGAGGCCGATCCGATAGTTTTGCGACACGGGGATCGGTTCGTTGCCGTACTGGAGGTAGTTGCCGGCGAGTGTGGCGAATCGGATGTCTCCGGTGCTATTGAGGTGGATTTGCCCCTCGGTGAAGTACTTTGCATATCCGAGGCACCAGTATTCGGTTCCGACGTACTCGGCGCCATAATTGCCGCAGACCTCCTGCATGGCCGAGAGGCAGTTCGCGAGACCATTCTTCGATTTCGTGAGGATGTGGAGGTTGCTCCACGCCCAGACGGCGCTGAAGACGACGACCCTAGCGTTTTTGAATGCTCGCTTGGCGTCGGAGATGCAGGTAACCAGTCCATTGTAGATGTCGATTTCCTGCATCGCATCGTTGCCGCAGTCGGCGATGACGACGTACTTAACATTATCGTTTGAGAATGAGCCGTCGGCGATGGCGCGGTTCATCTGCACCTGGAAGTTATCGGCGCCCTGGGCTATGCCCGTGCCGCCGATGGCGAAATTCTTCTCCGTAATACCCATCGCCCGACACATGAGCGTCGGCCACTTACCCTGGACAACGTTGGACGTACCGACGATGACGGCGCACAGTTCGGGCGCGGCCGCGTTTTTCAGTATATACCTGCTGTCGGATTCCTCTTTCGTGTAGCGGTTGGCAACCTTCAGCCCGAGGTCGTCGTAGGCGGATTTTACCTGTCGCGTCGTCTCGGTCTTGGCACGGCCTTCGGCGTCGGCGATCTTCTGATCAATCTGCTCGACGACCTTATGGTCGCCGGCGACGGTGTCTTCCGCTTTTTTGATGCGGATCTCCATGGAGTTGAACTTCGTGGTGTCCTCGGCCGCTCTCAGGTCGATTTTGCGCATGTCGCCGTTGTAGTCGCCGCGCCAGGTTGGCTTGTCGTTGTCGAGGAACTGTGATAACCCGAGAGCTTCGGTCTTGTCGGTGGAGCTCATTAAATGTCCTTTCGTACTGCGTGGGGCGTCGTGGCCTCAGGGTCGAGGTCCCAGCCGCGGGCTTTCCAGCCGATTTCATCGAGCTGCTTGGCAGTGGCGCCGATATTGTCGGCCTCGATAGCGAATCTGGCGGCGGTGCGGAGATTGCTGTACATGCTGGCGAGCGCCTCCGACAGGGTTTTGGTGGCGATGCCGTCGACGGGGTCGGTGACGAAGACCTTCTCGCCGCCGCGGGCTGCGAGTTTCCTGTAGAGCTCGTCGATGGCGTACTGGATTTTACGGTCAGTTTCGGCGCGCAGCTGCGCGACCGTTGTGTTGACGTTGGTTTCGAGTTCGTTGCATATTTTTATGCATTTGTTGATGGCGTCGACCAGGTTTTGGCAATTTCTGGCGACGCGTTCGAGTTTTTCGACGTAGGTGATGCCGTCTCGGAACGTGAACGGCGTCACGTTCGTCAGCGGCGTGTCTTGGATTGTGAAAAACGGCACATTTTCTACCGGCATGATGTTACCTCCCCCACCAAGGGTACCACAGGCCGAAAGGATATGTCGCATCCGATCCGACGTGGGCGTCTCCCGACGAGGCGATCCCCATGAAAAGAGGTTCGAGTTCGGCGACGATCATCTGGTCAACGTTGATCATCGCCTGGCGGTACTCCGTGATGAGCGCTGCGCCGGAGGTCATCCGGCCGCGCTGGCCCGACCTGGCGTGCGACTCCGCCATATCCGAGTGACTGGCGTCGGAGGTTGCTTTTTGGCCGTTTTTGCCGGCGGTGCGCCCCTCCGACGTCGTGCCGGTCGTGGCGTAATCACCTTCCTTGTAGATGGGGCTGCCAGGATAGGCATGCTCACGACCCGCCGACGTCGACTCGCCGGAGGACGTCGACTCGCTGGACGACGTCGACCTCTGGTTGCCGCTGCCGGACTGGTTGGCGTCGGTCCAGGTCGTCATGTCCACCGCAGAGAGCGGATCGTACTGCAGTTGGGTGCTCTTGTAGAGTTGGTTGTAGTAGGGCATGACGAGCCGCATTTTCGCGGCGACCTGCTGCCGGAAAATATCAATAGTCTCGAAACCTATCTCACGATAGCAGTAGACCTCGTAGAGGGTGGTGTTGAGTTCTTTCCGGTAGGCCTCGTCGAAAATCGGGTACGTCTCCACACCCCAGTCGCCGCCGGTGACGTCGACGACGTCACGGAGCAGCATGGTGAAATCCGCAGCCATTAGACCTCCATCTCGCTCACGACGTCCAGGTTGCCGACGAAGCCCTCGACCATGGCGTCGGTGAGCCGCCAGCTGACGGAGACGTCCAGCCCGTATTTCCTGTTAATCTTCTCACAGGCTTGCTCGCGCTGGGAGAGCGCCATGCCGCGGAACGCCATCGTCTGCCCATCCAGGGAGTTCGCCTCGTCGGCGACCATGCGTTCTTTCTTGCCCGGGGGTGCCGCTTGGATGCCGAGCATCATCATCGCATCGTTCCAGATAGCTCTGCGTGCCGCAAGGTTTTCGGTGACAACCTGAGGGTGCACCTGATTGGGGATGGTGACGATCTTTTCAGCGATACTCTCGCCACCGTTGGTTTTGATCGTGTAGATGACTGGCTGGCCCTCCACGAGCTGGCGCTGAAAATTCTGCGCCGTCAGCATCTCCGATGGTTCCACCGCGAGTATGAGCGGATTCCGCGTATTGGCGAGGTTGATGTCGATGGTGCGGTCGATTTCCGACAGTCGCGCCGCATAGGCGGTGACGACGTCGTTATCCGGTTCGTGCATGTCATTGGCCCAGATAGGCACGCAGTCGCGGGATTTGACGTGTCGATTGATTTTAGAGTTTGCGTTGAGATAGTAGGAGAGCGGCCGGTTGTAGATGTCGCGGTCGCCGCTCGGGGTGCCCGCCAGTGCCGTGAAAATTCGGAAATGTGGGTCGAGGGAGAAAATCACGAGCCCGTTTTTGTGGAGGGTCATCTCCACATATCGCTCGTCGACGGTGTCCGGCAGCCCCTCCCATTTGAATCTCGCCATAGCGAGCATTCTGAGGGTCCGCCAGTAGATGTTGAAGTTCATGCCCGTGCGGGCCATCGCTTCATTTCTTTTGAAGCGTCCCCGCGCGGTCACCATGTCGTAGACGTCGTCGGCGCCTTTCATAGCTTCACCACCTCATATGGGCCGTTTTCGTAGATTTTCATGGTCGGTATTTCCTCGGGGTCCCCCCAGACGGTCGTGCCCGACTCGAAAATGCCTCGAATCGCATCGACAAACATTTGCGGGCACCGCGGCGCCTCGATATGCACGTCCGCGAGCTTCCAGTATGTGAAATGTGTCATGAGGTCGAGTCGGTAGGCGGCCATGTCGACGTAGCGATTGCAGGCGTATCCATATCTTGCGAAAAACTGCGCGACGCGGTGGGCGGCGCCGGAGTTGAGGCCGCGGATTCGCAGCCAGACCGCCCATCCGGCGGTGGCTAACATGAAGGCGTCGCCGCCGATTTGGCCGGACGTCGACGGCTGGGTGAGCCGCGTGTCTTGTACGCGCGCGTTGATGCCGGCGATTGTGTTGGCGTAGTCGCCTTTGGCGACCATGTCGGCGTAGGCTCGGTTTGTGTCGCGGTTGTAGGCTGCGAGGTGGTTTTGGGCCTGGTTGATTTGGGACGCCAGCTGATTGGATATGCCGGTGGAGGCCGCTGCTGTTGAGTTGGCGAGCTCGGTCTGAGCATTCCTGGCGTCCGTGTTGATGTTATTCGATATGCCCGCGGTGGCGATGCCGGCGGCGCCGGAGATGGCGCCCCCAATATTGCCGTGGAGAAGGTTACCGACAACGCCAAGACCCGTATTGGCCATGGAGAGCCTGGTTTGCGACCATGCGGCATCGTTGGTGATGGCCGTCGACTGGGACCTGGCGGCGTTCGACAGGTCGGTCTGGGCGGTGCGGGCCGAGTTTGAGAGGTTGGTGGTCGTCGTCGACGTTGCCATCGCCTGGCTCGCCTGGTCGTAGGCGAGCTGGTTGCCAGCGAGAGCTTTTTGCTGCCCCCACTCGGCGGACTGCCGAGAAAAGGCAATCGAGTGCGCCTGAGATGCCAATGCGGCCATTCCGGCATTGTTGGTGATGGAGAATGTCGGGAAATTAGTGAAATAGATCGAACAGTCCAGGTAGCTGCCGTCGAGAGGACCCCCGCCATTCTGCCCCTCTTTCAGA